ATCAATCTTTAGCCTTAATAGCCCTGTCTGGAATTGGCCCTAGACTTAAATATATAGTTGACGACGCCCCGTTTAAGCAGGGTAGAAAATCTCCCGCTAGCAACGTGCCAATCGTCTCCGCGAACACGTTAAGAGAAGATCCCGCAAAGGCTATTGTAGTAATAGGAGCAAGCTACTCTGACGAAATAGTTGATAAATTGACAAAATCCGGCTACAATAACCTAAACATAGCCGTACTAAGACAAGAAGGTTTAAAAATTTACAAATGAATAAAGAAAACTTAAGCGTAGAAACCCTAAAAGAAGGCGACGGAGAGGTTCCAAAAGCAGGGGAGACCGTACTTATACATTACGAGCTTTGGGCAAACGAAGGCGTCACAACCTCGGAGTATGACTACGAAAAAAAGGAATACGTAGATAGAATTTCTTACAGTACCTACGATACCAATATACCACTATCTGGCCCTATTGAAATTTGCATAGGGAAAAGGACGCCTAAAGACGAGACCTACATAAAAGGCCAGTCTATCAAAGGTATCGACATCGCCCTTCTGCAAATGAAGGTCGGCGCCAAATCTAAGCTTCTTATCCCCTCCGACTTAGCCTACGGAGAGGAAGGGGCTAGCAGCTTTCATACTTTTCACGGATACAGAACCCCTCCGAATACTTCCATTATATGTAGTATAGAGTTAGTAGAGATTTTATCAAACGAGCCAAAGGAAGGTCGTAATAAATCTGGATACGACGCAAACTAATTATGAAAGAATTCGAATCTAACGTAACCCAAGAGAAGTGGTTTAAGCATACGACTAAGCCTTGGAAAAAAGTAATCAACCAAACCGGAATTATCCTAGAGGACGAAATACACGAAGGCAAAATAAAAGGGTGTGTAAAGGTTAAAAAGGTCCTTAAAAAAGGCACAAGAGTAATAATTGACGATATTAGAGGAAGAATCAAGCCTCAATATATGGTAACAGACCCGCAGGGAAAAATTTGGTTCGTCTCCGCTTTAAATATCGAGGTGGAACAAAACGAGGAAAGACTTCCGGAGCTAGATAAGTATCAATACCGAGGAGGAGTTCGTCACGACGGCAAAGAGTTAAACCCTCGTTATTCCGTAGAGACGAGTACAGAAGAGGAATATAATGAGCGGCTTGAAAAAAACAAAAATTAATTAATAATATGGCAAACTCACACAGATCAATGTTTGAAAACCCGCTCGAAGGGAACGCTCATGACGCGCCCCCTATGTGGTCCGAGAAAGAGCTTCAGGAAATCGCCAAGCTAACGCAAGAGAAAGGAACCCTCACCTCAGAGCAGCTTGCTAAAATCAAAGAAGGCAAAGTCATGCAGGCTACAGAGGTCACAGACGAAGGGCTCAGGCAGAACTGGCTCAAAAATTATAAGCCTCATGTTTATGAAAAAATGATGGACTTTCCGCGCAAGATTGCAGCCGGAGAAAGTTTGGCTATTATTCAGTTCCAGTATGATTATCTTTGTAATTTTGATTGCGAGCACTGCTGTATTGATAAATTTTATGTTCCTAGAAATTGGGAAAAAGCAAGCGGTAGACGCAAATTCGAACTAGAAGATGTAAGGCGTCTCTCTAAAGAGGCTGACGAAATGGGCTTAGCGAACTTCGTGATCACAGGAGGAGAACCTTTAATTATTAAAGAATACGACCAACTTGTAGAGGCGATCGATCCCTCTAAATTTTACTTGGTTACCGACTCAAACGGTTGGCATTTAGATATTAAGAGAGCGAAGCATCTTAAGAAGATCGGAGTAGACAAAGTTCAACTTAGTTTAGACGGAGCCTCGGCTGAAGATCATGATACATTTAGAAGAGCTCCGGGCTCTTGGGAAAGAGTCATGCGCGCTATCGATGCGTGCAAAGAAGCAGATCTTCACGTTATTCTTTCTACTGTAATCTGGAAGGATAGGATTTACACTGAAGAATGGAGAAACTTTTTAGAGTTCGCGAAAAGTAAACAGGTAGGCACCTATGTCGTTTACGCTAAGCCTGTTGGAGCATATGAAAACGTTACTGATCAAATGATGACGGAAACGGAGGGTAAAATTTTACAACAGTTCGAAGAAGAATATGACATTTTTACCCACATGACCCCTTCCTACGGAAGAGATATAGGGTGCATTGCCGTAAAAAGGATTTTGCCTGTTTCTCGCTATGGAGATATTATGCCTTGCCCATATCAGCATGTTTCTTTAGGTAATTTTTTCGAAGAGCCCCTCGCTGAAATTGTTGGCAGAGCCTTAAACATGAAATGGTTTGACCCTCGCAAAAACATGCCTTGTATTTGCGGTGTCGACAAAGGTTTTATCGAAAACGTTGTTTCGGAATCTTACGGAGACGCCGAGGTTCCAGTTAGATACGATAAAGTACTCAATTCCGACGATTTTTTAGATCAAGAAAATATGGGCGATGTTAAACGAGGTTCTGGCTGCGGCAAGGAAAATGAAACTTGGAAGAACTCCCCGCTGATTACGGTAAAAGGGGCTGAAATCAAACCGTATAACCCGGTTGAAGAATCCATGGACAGAGCAACCTAAAAAAAGTTTTTTTGATTTGAGTTCTGCTTTTCGTTAAAATAACCTGTAATGCTTAAAGTACTAATTACAGGTATCCTAGGTCAAGACGGCGCAAATATGGCCGAATACTTACTAGGCCTAGACAAAGTCGAAGTTTTCGGCATGATGAGAAGGACCTCTAATGCAAACTTCGGCAATATCAACTCCTTTAAGGAGCATGAAAACTTTAATCTAGTATGTGGAGATTTAACGGACGAAGTATCAATAGATAAACTCGTAAAAGAAATACAGCCAGATTTTTTCATTAACTTCGGAGCGAATTCTTTCGTTGGATGTAGCTGGGACATGCCCCTACAGGTTTTTGACGTTAATACTCTCGGCGTGATTAGGTGTTTGGAAGCTTTAAGAAAATTCAAACCGGATTGTCGGTTTTATAGCGCTGGAAGCTCAGAGGAACTCGGGGATGTAGACTATAGCCCGCAGGATATCAAGCACCCAATTAAAGCCAGAAGCCCTTACGGAGCAGCCAAGGCGGCTGCTCGCCATATTGTTAAGGTCTACAGAGAATCTTATGATATGTTTGCTATACATAGCATACTCTTTAACCACGAAGGGCTAAGAAGAGGGGAAGAGTTTGTCACTAGAAAAATAACCAAAGGGGTAGCTAGAATAAAAGCGGCTATCGACAAGGGCGAAAAATTTAAACCCCTCCAATTAGGGAACGTAAAAGCAAGACGAGACTGGTCCGATTCAGAAGACTTTGTAAAAGCTGTATGGCTGATGCTAAACCAAGACCAGCCAAAAGAATACGTCTTATCCAGTAACGAAACCCACTCTGTTAAAGAATTTGTGAGCCTATCCTTCGGCGTCGCCGGGATTCCGGGACTTTGGAGCGGAGAAGGCCTAGAGGAAAAGTTTAGGCTGTTTCAAGACTCTTTTGAAGAGAGGAATTTAGCCATTTCGAAAAATCTTCACTTAAATACCCCCTTGGCCGAAATCAACGAGGACTTTTACAGACCAGCGGAAGTAGACCTTCTTTACGGAGACTCTACCCCTATCCGCAAAGAGCTCGGATGGAAACCTGAAATCTCTTTTGAGGATTTGGTAAAAAGAATGACCGTAGCAGATGTTCTAAGGGAGAAAAACGCTTGAATGCTAAAAAGCTTTTCGGAAATAACTGAAGCTGCTGGTAGAAAATTTTCCTGCGAAAGACAAGACGAATTCATATATCTCTTGCTAGCAAAAGATAGCGAGCCCGGATACTTTCTGGACGTAGCCTGTGGTCACCCAAAAGACGCTAGCAACACTTATATTTTAGAGCGCTATTATAACTGGGAAGGCTTGGGTTTCGATATAGGTGACGTAGAAAGAGACTGTAACTGGAGTTCTCACAGGAAAAACCCCTTTCATCAAGTTGACGCAACCTCACCGCAGCTTACAGAGCTCCTCAAGCAGCACAGCAAAAAAGAAGTAGACTATATATCCCTTGATGTTGACGGGCCTCACCAAAATTTTGGCGCTGAAACCCTAATGAGGATATTGGACGCTAACATTGAGTTTAAAGCTATGACTTTAGAGCACGAGGCTTTTAAAAACGGAGGATCCATTCGTGAAACAACTAGAACACTTCTTTTCTTGAGAGGATATCAAATGTTATTCGAAGATGTTTCTTTCGAAAACGGAGAACCTTGGGAAGATTGGTGGGTAAAAGAAGACTCTATTCCTATTGAGAACATAATGAGCATATACAAAAAAGGAGCAACTTTTAATGAGTGTATAGATTCTTTATCTAAATTCATAAATTAAAGACATGACAGCTAAGAAAAAAGAAAGCAAAAAGAAGGCGGTTAGCAAGAAAGCTCAACCCAAGAAGAAAGCTCAACCCAAGAAGAAAGCTCAACCTAAGAAGAAAGCGCAGCCTAAGAATAAAGCCACGAAAAGCGAAGCAGCTAAAAAAAGAAAGCCGCGACCCGCGTCTAATCTTTCACAAGGCAACAATCTAGGATTTAAAACAGTCGCGAGCGGAGACGTAACACAACAAGGCTCACCCATGCCCCAAAAACGAAAGGAACTTTTATTGGATCTCCCGGATCTTGAAGATTCGATTAACGAAAGTCAAGCCCTGTTCGAAGACTTGAACTTAAAGAATCAGAGTTCCCTAGAAGAAACCGGAAACAGATACGTAAATTCGCTAAACGAGATTGTTGCTAGCGCTGCTTGTAGGGAAAAGACAGAGCAACAAGTAACCCCCAAGGCGAAAAGTAGCTGGCTAGACTCGCTTAAGCGATCGCTTAAGCGAATTGTAAAAAAATCAGAGAAAAAAAAGCGTAAAGTGTATGACTGCTGTCAATTTTTAAGCGAAAACGACTTATTAGAAATTAGAATAAACCAGCATTGGGACGTAGTCGATAAATTTATAGTCGTTGAGTCAACTCAAACTCATTCAGGGCTAGAAAAACCCCTTAATTTAGATATTGCAAGATTCGCTAAGTATTCAGAAAAGCTTATATACGTCCCCTTATGCTCGCTAGATAGGATGTGTGAAATTTACCCAAGCTTGAGCGACGACAGTTTTCACTCAGTCGTGTACCACAAAGATAAAGAAGCTGAACAAGTTTGGAAAAGAAACAGCATCCAAGGAAACTATTATTTGAAAATTTTAAACGATCTTGGAGCCTGCGATGACGATATTGTTTTCGCGAGTACGCTAGACGAGATCCTTCATGTCGACTCTTTTAAAGAAGGGATAGATATCGTTGATTCTTCCGGAGACGACAATAAACCCCAGTCTCCAGAGGACCATCTCCCCCCATTAAAAATACAAAACTGGTCAACGCTTGCAGACTTGAGGACTTCTGCTATTTTAGGATTTAAGCTTCAATGGTATTTATGTAAGGTGAATTTTAAAATTGACAAAACAACGGCAATGGGGGTTTTAACCAAGTATTCCACTTATAAAAAGATAAGCTCTGTGATGGTAAGACACATGGCTCTTGCTACGCATGTCCCAATGGGAACGAATGAAAACCCAGCTGGTTGTCATTTTTACTTTTTCGACCCTACGCTTAACGGCGAGGGAGTGAAAGAGAAGTTTAACTGTTGGCCTCACTACAAAGACGACATAACAGGAATGCGTCAAGACCCATCCACAGCCCACAATTTTGACCTAGTGCAATCGCTTTTTCAAAAGTGGCCCCCCCACCTAATCGAGGTCACCAAAGAGACTCATCCAAAATACCTAGTGGACAATCTAAACAAATATCAACACTTGCTAGGAACGCAAGAGTAACACAATGGTTTACGACTGCTTCCCATTTTTTAACGAAAATGACTTACTTGAACTAAGGATAAACCAGCACTGGGATTTTGTCGACAAATTTATTATCACAGAGGCAGATGAAACCCACACTGGGCTGCCCAAGCCCTTTAACTTTGATCACGATAGATTCGACAAATATAAATCCAAAATTATATACAACAAGATAGAAGGCTTCGATCAAAACATAGAAAAGTTTCCCGTCTTGTTAGACGACTTTAGTACGCATGATAGATCCAGAGCCGGGCAAAACACTAAAGACTGGATCAGAGACCATTTTCAAGGAAACTATCCGGTTAAAGTTTTGCGAGACGTCGGCGCTGAAGATACCGACATTATCTACATCAGCGCTCTAGACGAAATCCTTAACGAGCAAGCCTTCGAAAAAGCTTTTTATATATTTTCAGACAAGAACAAGGTTTACCCGCTTAGGCGGCTAGACAGAGTTATACCAAATGCCTTTCAGTCTAGGCCTAGTATTGGATTTTCCCTAGACTTGTACGTTTATAAATTTAATCTTTTTTGTCAGAACATTCCTGTTGCTCAAATGACAGAGTTCTCTCTGCTTAAAAAAATCCTACCCTCAACCATAAGAGGCAACGCGATTTCCACCCACCCCTCCGTACCCAACGCCGGATGGCACTTTTCTTGGCTCGATGACACCGGCGGAAATAAAGTTTTAAAAAAACAAAAGAGCTGGGCGCATTCTAGGGACATAGTTCCTAATAATAAAAAAATTAAATACGATCATAAAAATATCAACGAAGCATTAGACAGGCTTTTTGCAGATTATAAAATAAAAAAAGTTCCCATTTCCCCCGAAACTCACCCTAAATATTTAATTAATAATTTAGAAAAATATAAACTATACATTGATCTTGACAACGGAGAAGAATACTAATAGAATGCTCCAGTGAGGGAAACTGAAAAAAAACAAAAAAAACGAAACATTCCCCGAAAAAGGGTCTCTCAGTAAAATTTTCAAAAATACTAGACGCGTATGCGGAGAAGCAAAAAAAATCCAACTATAAATCAGCTCATAATTGAAAAATTTTTAAAAGACCCAAACGGAATATGGAAAGATAAAAACTCCCGAATGAGAGAATTAGGAACAACCAAGAAGCTTTTGGACAAATACCCCAATAAAAGATTTTGGTTCAGAATGAACATACCTTTCGAAATGGAATCTTTACTTTGGTTTTTGGCGCCAAAAGGAAAAGAATACCTGCTGACCGAGTGGAACAAGTTTAAACTTGACTTGAAAGCAGAAAAGAAATATTCTATTGGAAGTCGCAAGATCGGCAAGGCCAAGAAGATAAACAAAACAAAAAGCCTTTTAGAATTTTTAAGAGATGGCAGCGAAAAAAAAGAATGACCAGTTAGGCCCAGTGGGTCAAATCCAGCAATACCTCAAAGAGCACAAGCAGGATCACTACAACTTTGAGACAGAGACAGATTATATCGTATCTAGCGGCAGCTTGATTCTGGACATGAACATGTCAGGGGGGCTTCGTGCCTCAATCATTCGCGCTAGCGGGGTTTCAGAGGGCGGCAAAACCTCTTGCGCCTTATCTTTTGCCAGAAATTTCCAAAAAGACGTCGACAACTCTATGGCGGTTTACGTCAAAGCGGAAGGGCGATTGTCTCCCGAAATGATCGAAAGGTCAGGGGTAGACACTTCTGATGAGAAGTGGTTTGTTTATAAATCTAACATTTATGAAAGTGTTTTAACCCTAATGGAACACTTAATAAACGATAACCCGACTGATAAAAAATATTTTTTCATAATTGACTCAATGGACGCTCTCGTCTCAAGAGGCGATGTTGATCGTTCTTATAACGAATCTAACAAGGTCGCAGGAGGCGCGGTATTAAGTTCTAACTTTCTCAAAAGAATGGCTCTACCAATTAGCACCAGAGGACATATCTGCTTCTTAATTTCTCAAGTAAGAAGTAAAGTTAGCATTAACCCTTACGAAAAAACCGACCCAAAGCTTACGAATGCTTCGGGAGGAAACGCCCTGTTACACTTCTCGGATTGGATCCTAGAGTTTCAACCAAGATACAGTAAGGATCAAATAAAAGACCCTAAAGCCACCAAAGAAGACGTCGCAAGCGGACACTGGTGCAAGGTAGTTTTCCGTAAGACCCCCAACGAGACAACAGGAATGGAAGTTAAGTACCCAATAAAATACGGGAGGACTAACGGCAAAAGCATTTGGGTTGAGTATGAAGTTTTCAATACTTTAGTTAAATGGGGATTTGTAAAAAGAGCAGGCTCTTGGGTGACTGTTGACGAAAAGTTAGTCGAAGAATTAAAATCTAACAATTTAGAGATACCAGAAAAGACCCAAGGAGAAGATGCTTTTACAGCTTATCTCGAAGAAAACCCAAAGTTGTGCGAATTTTTGTTTCAAAAACTTAAAAGCACGTTGACTTTGGCGGTATGAGGCTTTTTAATATTAACGGAAGACTCATAAGCAAAAACGTAACTAAATACAAAGTAGACTGGGACAAAAAGTGCAGATCAAAAATACAATTTGCAGCAAAAAGCTTTTTCAGAGACTACTGGAAGAATCATATTTGCTACGAAGAATTTCCTGTTTTCGGAACGAGATTAAAAGTGGATTTAATAAATTTCACTCGTAAAATAGCGGTGGAAGTTCAAGGAGAACAACATAATCAATTTAATAAGTTTTTTCACGGGAACTCAAGACAAAAATACCTAGATTCAATAAAAAGAGACATGAAGAAAATAAACTGGCTAGAATTAAATGAATTCAAAGTTTTGGAAGTAGACAAGGACGATATCCCTAATCTTAGTAGATCCTATATTTTAGAGGGATTTGGAGTAGAAATTTGAATATAAGTGTAATATACCATGATGAGTAAAAAAGTACAGCACGGTACAATGCCCGAAAAA